CCCCGAGAAGTACGACCTCAAGCTCCCCGATGGGGCGCTGATCGACGCCAAGGCGATTGAGAGGACAGCGGCCACCGCGAAGGCCCTGGGACTCTCGCAGGAGAGCGCGCAGAAGGCGCTCGACTTCGCCCACGCGGAGGTCAAGGCGTTCCACGACGGGCTACAGGCGCAGCACCAGACCCGCGTCAAGGCGTGGACCGACGCGCTCAAGGCCGACACCGAGATCGGCGGTGCGAACCTGGACGCGAACGGCGAGCTCGCCTGGCGCGTGATCCAGAAGTTCGGCGCCGACACGACGCTCGAGGCCGACCTCAAGGCGACCGGCTACAACCACCACCCGGGGCTGTTCAAGCTGCTCGCGCGCATCGGCAAAGCGATGGGCGAGGACGCGCTCGTCAC